TCTCAGTAAATACTTTTAAGGGTGTTGAGTATCTGCACCTACGAAAGTATTACATGGATTTTTTTGAGGAATGGAAGCCTACACCAGAAGGTATAGCAATGCCGATTGACTTCAATAACTCCAGAGAACTTTTTCGCGCACTCACAGAGATACTATCTCTAGCAGAGTCCCGAGAGATCATAGAGGAGAACTTTCAAGACCTTGTTGATAATTTATATAAACACGATTATGATGGACAACCAGATGAAGCACAGGAGTGGCATGACTTTGACCCCGATTGCTAAAAATAATTCTTGACTTTTGTTCCCTTTTCTAGTATAATATATAAATATGAGTGAGAATACTAACAAAAATTCAATAGCAAAGCAATACTACGAAGGTGGTAACAGTCCTTTGACTGATCCTGAGTGGGACGCTTTATATGACGGGCTTGAAGAGATCGGGTATACTCCCGAGTCTGGAGTTCCGCACAAGTATCAAATGTACTCTTTACAGAAAACATTTGACAACGAAGAGCTAGAGAACTGGCTCAGAGTAAAACACGAAGGGCAGTTAGTAACCTGCACTCCTAAACTAGACGGAGCGGCAGTCTCCATTATGTATCGAGATGGTAACTTATCTTCCGCCCTCACAAGAGGAAACGGAAAGATTGGTCTTGACATTCTGAACAAGATCCAGTATCTTGTTCCGACCAAGATAAACTATCTAAAAGAGATACAGATTGATGGAGAAGTTGTCGCTCCTACGTCTATACCTAATGCTCGCAACTATGCTGCGGGGTCGCTGAACCTTAAAGATCCGCTAGAGTTCAAGGCACGCTGTAACGAACTTCGGTTTGTTGCCTATGATATGCGTCCATACTTTATCGAGTCTTGGGTAGATGTCCTGGCCATGGTAGAGTCGTTCGGTATTAGTACAGTTTATTCCATTGATGCTTCCTTGTATCCTCAAGATGGGAAAGTCTTCCGACTAGATGATACAAAGTATTGGAGCGAGCAAGGATTTACTGCACACCACCCAAGAGGTTCTCTTGCTTTCAAGGAACAGAAAGAAGGCGTAGTAACCACGCTATCAAGAGTTGAGTGGCAAACAGGCAAGTCTGGAGTCGTTACACCAGTAGCAATTCTAAGTCCTGTAATGATTGGGGACGCTCTTATATCAAGAGCAACCTTACATAATATGGCTCACATTGAACAGTTGGGACTTGAAATTGGGTGTAAGGTCGAGGTCATACGAAGTGGTGAAATTATCCCGCGTATTGTCCGAAGAGTTGAGGAAAAATAATTCTTGACATGAGACCTAAATTTTCGTATAATATATTTTCATTTTCAGAGGAATCTTTATGCAAGCGATACTAGCACCCGAAGTCTGCCCCTCTTGTGAATCAGCACTTGAGTGGAAGAACGATATGCTTTATTGCACTAATATCCTGTGTCCTGCTCAGATTCAGAAACGGATTGAGCATTTCGCAAGATCGCTAAAGATCAAGGGGCTTGGCCCAAAGAGCATAGAAAAGTTGGGACTTACCTCCCTTCTCGATATTTATAATCTTTCGTATTACAATATCAAGTGTGCTCTTTCCTCTGAAAAGCTAGCTATAAAACTTTTAAGAGAAATCAATCATTCAAGAAAAGCTAGTATGAATGATGTATTACCTGCATTTAGTATTCCGTTGATCGGAAAGACTGCAGCAACTAAATTGTCCAGCAAAATCAAAAGTCTCTTTGATCTTGATGAGGACAAGTGTAAAGCCGCAGGACTTGGGCCGAAAGCAACAGAAAGTTTACTTAGCTGGTACTCTGGAGAGTTTGAGAATGGTCTTAAGAAGTTACCTTTTGACTGGCAGTTTCAAACTCCAAAAATTGCAACTGAAACAAAGGGCGCAGTATGTATTAGCGGCAAACTTTCAAGTTTCAAAACAAAAGCAGAAGCTACACTTGCTTTATCATATGCAGGATATGTGGTAAAGAGCAGTTTGACAAAGGATGTGATATTCCTAATTAACGAGTCAGGCATAGAGTCTGCAAAAACAAAAGAAGCCCGAGAACGGGGCATAACAATAATTACAAGTCTAAATGAATTGATAGGAGACTAAACTATGGCAACCCTGCCTAAGTGGACAGACGAGCGTACCGAAGAGCTCACAAATTTCATCGGTGATGAATCCCCAGTATCGCAAGACACTGTTGCAGAAGCAGCAGAACAGCTTGAGACTACTACAAGGTCAGTTTCTAGTAAACTGAGAAAAATGGGTTACGAAGTAGAACTTGCTTCAGCAAAAAGCACTCGTGCTTTCTCTGAAGGACAAGAGGCTACACTTGCGGCTTTTGTTTCAGACAACAGTGGCGAGTATACCTATGCTCAGATTGCTGAGAACTTTGAAGGCGGAGCATTTAGTGCAAAGTCTATACAAGGTAAGATTCTTTCAATGGAACTTACTGACCATGTGAAGCCAGCTCCCAAAGTGGAGACTGTTAGAACGTACTCTCCTGAAGAGGAAGAGACTTTCATATCTATGGTAAACGAAGGAGCATACGTCGAAGCAATCGCCGAAGCTCTTGACCGTAGTGTAAACAGTGTACGAGGAAAGGCTCTTAGCCTACTTCGTTCTGGCGACATTGACGCTATTCCCCGTCAAGAACACACCAAAGGTTCTGCAAAGAGTGATCCTTTAGCAGAATTAGGAGATGTGTCTGACATGACAGTCGAAGCAATCGCAGAGTCGATTGGCAAGACTGCAAGAGGTGTAAAGACTATGTTGACCCGAAGAGGATTAACAGCGTCTGATTATGATGGTGCGGCTAAAAAAGAAAAAGCTGCCGCCAGCTAAATTAAAATAGTGTTAATTTTACAGCCGTGATGAGGGGTCGTTGCGGCTGTACTCTTATCGGGGGAATCGTTGAACATAGCAAGTGCTTACTTGAAGCAAGTATTAGACCTGCAAGATTTCGAGTCTTGGTCTTCCACTCGCAAGCACTATTTGCCCACAGCATACCATCGGCTCTTCACAGAGATCGACAAGCACTGTGAGAAGTTTCACCGACTCCCCACCCTTGAGGATCTAAAGTTCGAGATCCGTGATACATCTACCAAAGAACTACTTTTTGCGATAGATGCCATCGATGTGGAAGCTGAGCCTTTCATGCTTCTACAGTACCTCAAGAATGAGTATACTCAGAAAGAGATACTCAAGTCTCTTGAGGATTATGTTGACAACTCCATATCATTCGAGGATGCGGAGGAGTCAGTAAATCATCTACATCAGATAGTTCTTGATATCGAAGAAAAAGTAGAACTTCAAGAGCCACAAGAGAGTATGCAACGTATTCCCTTGTTTGAACCAGATGAAGAACTTGGAAAGTACCTGCCCCTCGGTCTAAATACGGAGTATGACCAAGACATCACGTTCTCCCCCCGAGACTTGATTCTTGTCGGAGGCCGTCGCGGGGCAGGGAAATCTATCACTTGTGCGAACATAGCTAACTCAGTCTATGCTTCTGGCAAGTCTGCCTTATATTTCACCATTGAAATGGATAGTCGTGCAATACTGCAACGGTGTTGTTCGATTGCGACTGGCGTACCTTTCTCTCGCTTACGAACTAAGAATCTTAGTATTCCTGAGTGGGAGCAAGTAGCTAGTTGGTGGGCTGCAAGATATAGTGATAGTCAGGAGAGACTGGCAGAGTATCGAGAACATCGAGACTTTGAGAAGTTTCATGATAAGTTAAAGACTAGCTGTGAGCTTCTCCCGACTCAACAGCTGGACGTAATTTATGACCCTAGCTTGACTATCTCTAAGATACGCTCAGAACTTGATAAGAAAATCAAAAGCAAGATGGACGTCGGCGTAATTATCGTAGACTATATCAATCAAGTTAAAAGATCCAGTATGCCCTCCCGTAGCGGGCAGTATGACTGGACAGAGCAGATTGAAGTTAGTAAAGCACTAAAGAGTATGGCACAAGAGTTTGAAACCCCCGTCTTCTCGCCATACCAAACTGACGCTAGCGGTGAGGCTCGTTTTGCCAAGGGAATACTGGACGCAGCAGATGCTGCATACAGTCTTGAAACTTGGTCACAGGAAGATAATTGTATTACCTTCAAGTGTGTAAAAATGCGAGCTGCCGCTATGCGTGATTTTTCTTCTTACATGGACTGGGAGACACTCAAGATTGGTCCAGAGACCGCTCTTACTCCCACGGAAAGAGAGGATAATGACCAAAAAACTGGTGAAGACATAGACGACATCTAAAATAGTTCTTGACATTTGCATCTATTTTTAGTATAATATATATTCAAAATATGGAGGCTTTATGATTGTAAGAGGCAGTATGAGATTTTCACCTAGTGGTAGAAAGAGACCAAACAAATCATTATATACAAACAAGCGTAGGGTACAATATATGCAGCTTCATGCAAATCCCGAGCCTGTTCGTCGTGAGACACCTGACTATCCGTCAGCACCGCTCACTCCTTACAAGCCACGTCCAAGAGATGACTGGAAAGTACAGGCTTCTTCTGGATATACTATTGCGCCTGCTTACAACAAAGGTGCATACCAAGTAATCAGTGAGGATAGTATTGAGGATATTGGCAAGTAATGTT